GTGTAGGGTAGATACGGTTAATGTTGTTGAGCATGTTACCTAGCGGCGATTTAGATGCGTGATGTGTGTACCCGAAAGCATGCATGTTTGGGTACTGGTCAAGCCATAGCTGCCACTGAGTAATATAGATCTCGTTATAGAAGTCACCGAGGACATGCAGACGAACTACGAAGCCTTCTTTGTGCTTATCGTTTAGTGCTCGCAGTTGTACTTCGAGATAGTCTTTGAAATCAACGTGCGTGTGATCGAACCTGTGAGCGAACGGCATGTTGTCGCCGTAGCAGTTGTCCCACTGCTCACAGTCAGTAGGGCACGTAGCGCGCTCCTCTAACGTGAGCGAGTACATCGTCATGCCTTTCCACATCTTGACGCTTACTTTATCCCCTAGCTTTTTGTTTTGTTTTCCCCGTTTCAACATATTGAGGCTTGGGGGTTTTACGCCTTTGCGATACCTCGTCGTTGGAGGTCGCAGATTTTTTACTGGGATTAGGTTCACGGCTAATGATGTCATCGAATATCTCCTGTTTGATCTCGGCTGTTGTGCTTCGATCGAACTTGGTTTCTAGTACCACGTCGCTCTTTTTGAGACGGTACGTTGACCAGTAGATAGCTTCCAGGGGGTCGGTCACTAGTTTGTAACTGACGATCTCTGAGTTTCTCTTGTAGTAGTTGTGCATAGTTTCGTTCCTGTAAACGTGGAGACACGTGCCCTACAAGCAACGTCTTGAAGTCATTCATGGGTCTACCTCTATCCAGCGGAGTTGTCGATACGGAAACTTTTTAGTTTTGACAAACATAAGTTCCTCTCGCACCATAGTTTTTTTCATAACAAATAACGTGATTGACACTACGAGACCGCCGACCATAGCGACCATCATGCCTCCGAATGTACCTGCGAACAGGAACATAAGGAGGCCGGTAGCGGCTATGTCTAGTGGTATGTCGTAGGTGATAGCTCGTCGGACGCCGAACTTAAATATCAGGAACAGTAGTCCTAGAGCTGAAAGTAGCCCTGCTGTAATCATATAAAACTCCTAGTAATGTAATAATAACGAAAGCAATTTCAATAGCGTTTAACACTGATATAGCGTAGGTCATTTGGTAGCCTTGAGGTTGAAGTAAGCGATACCGCACAAGATTATTAGGCAAGCTAGGGTGTATAAACTTGCAGCAATCATGTGTGCGAAGATAGTTAGTAATGCTGCTACTGCGATTGAGTAGCTTAAATAGGTAAGTAGCTTTTTCATTGGGGATCTCTGTTCATAGTTCATGGGGATCAGTTGAATTCCGATCGGGAATAAAAAAGCCCTACTAAGAGAGAGTTGAACTTAGTAGGGCTTGGTCTTACGCTGAGGGAAGATACGTAAGCTGGTTAGCTCACACCCCAAGTGCATTCGGGATCGTCTCCTTTTCGGAACGAGCACCATCTGCAGTTGTCTTTACTAGGTGTTGGAGCAAATTCTTTTTCAGTCGTCATCTTGACTGCGCGGCGATGGAACGCTGGTGCAAACAACATGGCTTGCTCGCGCGTGTACTGTTTCTTAGTTGTCTCACCCTTGTCGAGATACCAGAACTCGGTCTGTACAAACTGTAGGTGTGGGTATCTAAAGAAGGTGCCGATTGCATAGAGCAGGCCCTGTTGGCCGTGGGTAATTTCGTTACCCCACTTCTTGCCTGTCTTATAGTCAATGACTCGTGCTGACGTGTCGTCTTCTTGGACTAGTGCATCTAGCTTGATGCGTGCCCACGTGGCTTTTTCCATCCACCCGACTACATCCCAGTCGATGTCAAATCCCCAGTCGCCTTCGAGCTCGACTTTGGCGTCTATATATAAGCTACGTAGTTCTTCGAACTCGTCTTTAAATTTAAAGAGCTCGTCAGCCATCTCACCCATTGTGCCGTTGACGTAGTCTTCAGCGTATTGGTGGATTTGAGTGCCACGATCTGCAGCAGGGCCGGATACTTCTTTGACGCCTTTTACTCGACTGATGTACGTTCGGTAAGGGCATTCTTCAAATACTTTGAGCGCAGAATAGCTCCAGGCACGGACGTCGCCTAGTTCTGTTGGTTTTTCAAATTCTGGTAGTGGGTCAGGGCGTGTATCTTGCGTTAGCTTAATCATCTCGCCTCCTGTAGATAAATAGGGCTATTAGTATAGCTAATATCTTTACATGACACCAAGTAATTTGCGGTCCTTGTTATCGAAATACTTATCAGTAATTTCTTTAAATTGTTCGTCATCGATGCGCCACTCAACAGCTACGCCTGTGAGCGGATTAGCTGATCTTGGTGCGTTGTAAGCGCGTCTACGTTCACGAATCAGTCCGTTACGTTCTGCGCGTTTGATGAACTCACGTTGGGATAAGCGATCGTCAGTTAATACGCCATAGACAACACGCAGGTGCTCCAAAGGTATTACTGAGTACTCTGCTTGAGATTCTGCTACCCACTGCTTAACGAAGCGTTGTGCGGTAGTAATCTCTTGTCCTTGAAGCACGTTAGTAAGACTGATGTCCAAGATATCTGTAAGGAATGATAGCTTGCCGTGCCTTACTGCTGCGAAGAACTCTTCCATTACAGACATGGTGACTTGCGCCATCTGCGCTTTAGCGTTGTTGGCAATAGGGGTATGCACCAGCTGCTTGTTAACATTAAAATTACGAAGTATAGCGGCGAACGTATGTAGCTCTTTACTTATGGTATCGATACCAGCGATTACTTCTGGGTATACGTTCTCTAGTTTCTGTTCTTGGCGAGGCGCGATGTTGTATCGGCGATCGCCTTCTTCGATCTTGACTGCATCCATACGGTTAGTCAGGAAGATAAAGTTGGTGAAGTTAGGCACTTCCACTTGGTTTGAACGCATAGCGCGTATGGTCATTGTATTTTCTGTAATAGCGTTCTTGAGTTTGTCAGCAATCTTTACAGTGCCTGAGTTTGCTGAGGCCATATGAAACTCATCGACTACTAAGAACAGCGCTTGACGCATGTACAAGTTGAACTGCTCTTCGATGTTCTGTAGCGCGCGCATTGGTACGTGCTCATTACCGAATAAGGGTCTGAGGACTCTAGTGTAGAAGATTCCTTTACCTGTTCCTGGGACGCCTTGTAGTACCCAGGCGGTCATGGCTTTGCGTTTAGTTTGGAAGATGTACGACAACCAGTTGGTGAAGTGTTCAACTTCTAAGCTCTGTCCACCAAGTATGTGGGTCATCAGCTTGTAAATCAGTGGGCATGCTGAAGCAATCTTATGTGAGTCGCCCATGCTGAGCTGCTCATGGTACGCGCGGTCTAACATATACTCTGTTCTTCGGAACATGTTTATGTGGTATGGGACGTTAGTTAGATTAACTGACTCTCCATTGGACGCAGGGTCGAATACTACTTTTGCATCTGGTACGAAGTCGGGTCTGCCACGACCATGTGATCGCATGAAGCCTTCGATACTTGAAGCAGCGCATGGCGTCAGCGGGAAGTCTTCAGTGAACTGATTAAGGTTTGGATCAAACAGACCGTTGTAGTGCGTATCGGTATCGTAGTCTCGCAATACTACTGGAAAGTTTGCACGTCCGTCTTTAGTCATTTCTTCTTGGTATACATCGAAGAGTGTCTTGTAGAAGTCAGGGTCTGCTAATTCAATAGACCAGATGGGCTCGCCTTTGAAGTTAAACATGTACGTTGGGTCTTCTAGCTTAAAGTAATAGGCGTTACTGTCTCCGCCGTTGACGTTACAACGAATGTATGGAGGGTTTGTGTCGTCAGTGATATTGATGGACATTCTGTCTGGGTTAGTCAATATCTCTTCTGACTTATTATTTACTGTGGCAATAGTGAGGCGTTCTTTCTTAGCATTGAAGCCTCGTTTTACACGCAGTTTGTTTTTATGCTCATTACTCTTTTGGTGGACTACTTCGGGACTGATATCGCTCATTAACTTAGCGAGGTCGAGAGTGTCGGATATACCGGAAACACGCACGATCCGTTCATCAGGGGTACTGAACGGATCGTGGGTTCCGTCTTCAAAGGTAGGAGGAGCAATGAAGATGAGTTTTGAATTGTCTGCAACGCTTATATCAAGTGGGTACTTGAGTGAGTGTCCGTTTGAGGACAGCTCTAGCTGTGAACAAAACAGTTCTGATTTAAAATTACAGTGTTGTAACCACAGTTTGATAGCTTTCGCGGGCATTGCGTGTGTTAGTAGAATAAAGATATGTAGCGATATCTTTTCGCCTTTGAGGCCAAGACTCGCAGATGCTTGTGCGATGAAGCTACAGTCTTGTGCTTCGGGAGGTAACTCCCGCATGACTGTTTTGGCTAGCGTACTGACATCTTTGTTACTAAAGGTTTTAGGATTAGTATGATCTGGGAGTGTGATCCCGTCGATGTCTAGTACTAGCAAGTTAGAGTACGCTACACGATTCGTTTTACCTGCTCGCGACTCGTTTTCTAGGGCACGCTTGAGGTCACCTTTGAGTAGACAGTGGCCTTGGGAAGAGTGATCCCGTATGAGCCGCTCGAGCATAGCTAAGCCCGCGCTGTTTAAAGGCACGTCTTGTTCATGCGAGGTTACGTTTTTAACGTGGGGGTAGGGTGTAAACCCTTTTTCTGAGCAGTGACGCTTGCTCAACCGCTGTCCGTTAGCGGCTTCTAGAAATGTTAATTGCATGGCTCCTCCTACAGAGCTTTTAGCTTAACAGCATAATAGTACCGTTGCTAATATTAATTTATTGTAGAAGGCGTCTTTTGGAAAATTTCTAGCCGATCAATCTTTATGTCTGAAGAGGCTTCAAATGTGAGCCGGACTTGATTTCTATCGACTTTAGATACTTTAACTTTCGCCAAAACGCCTGCGTCATTATGGATGATTATTTCTTCATCAATTTTTCGGGTGAGTACTAGTCTTGACATAGTTATTTACTGTATCGAGTGTCGTAACCTCCCTCGGCGTCTAGCGGTATATCTGGTGCCCAGCTTGGAGGAGTACACATATGTTTAATGAGTTTCTCCATTGTAGCATCTGGGTTATTAGCGTTGCTAATTAAAACTATTTCGTCGTGCACAGTTAGTACTACGTCTGCGTCTAATTCTTTATCGTTCTTAATGCGAAGCATCGCGTCGGTAACAATAAGGCGCGATAGCGCTTGTACGACGTTTTCGGTGATTCGCCCGCCCCAAGTTGTTTCCGTGTGGCGGCTGTCGTATGTCAGCTTGCCACCGTCGAAACGTAGGTCGTTGTAATGTAAAGCGAGTCCATTAGGCAGGTGGATCTTGCCGCCTACAAAGGCGAGGCATCTCCACTGTTCATAGTATGCAGGGTTAATAGTACTGGCCAGCTTGGTCTCCAGTTTATTCCATAGCCCTGGGACACCAGAGTAAGTAGTTCGATAAGTACTGACTACGTCATACGCTTCGTTAGTTGTGAAGCGCATAGGTGGTCCCATAGCGCCAGCTTCTAGCGTCGCTTGGAATTTAGGGGCACCCATACCGTAGCCGAGACCTAGCACAGCGGTCTTCCCGACAAACCGTTCGGTAGGGTCGTTGACTTTATCGATAGGGCGCCCATATATGATCGTCGCTAAGTTGCTATAAATGTCATCGCCGTCGCGGAACTGCTGCAGTAAGTCCTGTTCATCTGCTAGCCACGCAAGCATGCGGGCTTCAATGTTTGATAAGTCAGCAACGTATACAAGTTGACCAGGAGGTGACTGGAGCGCGAGGCGCAGGGGAGACTTGCGAGGCATGTTCTGCATGTTGATCTTTTCTGTACCGCCGAAGCGACCAGTGTGTGCCGCGTAGTATCGTAACGGTACAGAGATGGTGCCGTCATCATGCGTTGCGTCGATAAAACGCTGCGCTCTTGTCTCGTTGATGCGGCTCTTGACTGCTTTGCGAGCGGCCCATATGTGCTGATGCTGTGGATACATCTGCTGCATTTGAGTAAAGGCTTTATCGTTTTTGCCTAGGGCAGGGATGTTCTTACCCGTGGTTGGGCTGACCTTGGTTGGCGGTACGAGGTCCATGTCCCGTATGTACTGTGCGAACTGCTGGTTCGAGCTGAGTATTTTGCGGTCGACGCCACCGGCTTCGATAGCAGCTTCACTAGCCGCGATAGTTGTATCACGGAACGCGATTAATGCTTCGCGGTCCACGATCAGCTTTGGCTCGCAGAACATTCGACAGGTCATGTCGATTAGGTCGAGCTCTGAAAGGGGCATTGCTTTGTGCATTTTTTGGTAGATGGCGAATGTAAGGTCGACATCTTGGACGCAGTACTGACCGAGTATGTCAGATAGTTCTTCGTCAAGATCGTATATACCTTTAGTACTAGCGAGCTCGTCACCTTTACGCATCGTTTCGTCGTCAGGGAACAGCCGTATTGCAGTGTCTTTGAGGCTGGCTGATAAGCCAGGGGCTAATGCGCGGGCCATAGCTGCAGTATCAACGTAATACTTGGGTAGGACTTGGTAGTAGCGCGTCAATATATAGCCGTCGAAAGGGGTGTTATGGCAAACAAGAACCGCGTCGCTCCAATCGATGTCATTGATCGCGTCTGCTGCTTCGTGTTCGTCATACCATTCTGTTTCTTCGTGATCAATTTTGATTCCTACGCCTTGCACTTTGAATTTCTCGTGCCGGACATAATCCATTGTTGTTAGCTTTGTGAGCGATACTTTGGTGTCAAAGTATGTTTCAAAATCCAGTGTTATGAGCATGTAGTGAGCCTTTTACGAATCCATTGATCGTTTAACTGTTGTATTTGTAATTTCTGTCTGTCTTTTTTGCTCCGTCGTTCGAAGTCCCGGCCTCGTTTAGCTTGACGAGGCGTCATTGCACTGGTGCTGCGCATAGATCTCTCCCTCAATAGCTTTGTATTGATGGACGAGTTCTTTGTATCTTTCGGGCATACGTGACTTGATCCATACAGCAGCGTATGTATCAAATTCAGGGTGAACAGTGCTATCGGTTTTTGATAGCTCGTTGAAGTATTCTTTGGTTTCCATTGCATCCTCCTGGATGAGTTGGGGGTCAATCTTCCTGTGAGATATGATTGATTAATCGATCGAGATACCATCGCGCTTTGCGGAGGTCTTCTATCTCTGAGTGCTTTAGACGGAACCTGTGTAAGTATTTCTTGACGTTGCCTTCTAGAAAATACTCAAAGCCTGGTCCGAGATTATCTTCGAGGTAATCAATGCATTCGATATTTGAAGCAGTGTAATGCGAAGGCGCCGACACGTTGTCTGACGCTGGTTTTTTGTCGTAAGGATCGACGTAGGATTTAGAAGTGGATTGATTCCATTGGCGGGGTGTAGCAGCGTTGATTGTCATGAAAATTTACTCTCCTAGTAGTGACTAAGATATTAGCAAGGCTAATAATAATTTTCAAGCAATAAAGTATTTATGCTTCGCTAGCTGCTACCATTG